GTAACACTTCCTGGACCGTTTATAGAAATAGGTTATAACAGTCCTAACACAGTTTACCTTTCACAAGGTTGGGGATTAGACACTCCTGACATTTCATCTACTTTTGAATTGTTCTCTTCAGACTACGTTGACCCATACACTGCTCCGGGGTACTTGCAGTTGTCCAGTGGCGCTGGTAAAGAATGGCAGTTTGGCAAAGATGGTGACCTAACACTACCCGCAGGCGGTGATATACTGGACAGCACAGGCACGAGTGTGCTAGGTGGCGGACCAGGCAGTGGGATTCCATTAGGCGGTGCTACTTACAATCTTGATCCCAATGCCGGTTTAACAATCAATACTACCGATGGAGCCATACATTTGATGAGAAACGGTGTGACTGGAGTCCAAATTGAAAGTGACGGAGTAAAAATATACGCCAGTAACATGCCTGTGATATGGGACGGCTCTGTATTAAAGTTACCATTGGGTGCAGACATACAACGTGATATTGTTGGCAACGGAACTTATGTTAGTGTGCTAGGTGCTGGTGGTGGTGCAACTGGTGAAATGGGACCAACTGGACCAACTGGCGAAATGGGACCAACTGGTGCTACAGGTGATGTAGGACCAACTGGCGAAATGGGACCAACTGGACCAACTGGCGAAATGGGACCAACTGGTGCTACAGGTGATGTAGGACCAACTGGTGAAATGGGACCAACTGGTGAAATGGGACCAACTGGTGCTACAGGTGATGTAGGACCAACTGGTGAAATGGGACCAACTGGACCAAGTGGTGCCAATGGTAATTATGGCGGTGATGGTGCATATGGCGGTGATGGACAACCAGGTGCTACAGGCGATGTAGGGCCCACAGGCGACAAAGGGCCAACTGGAGATGTAGGGCCCACAGGCGACAAAGGGCCAACTGGAGATGTAGGACCCACAGGCGGCACGATCTCCTACACACCAGCCAACCCCGGTGACTGGGCTGGTGATCCACCAACCACTATCCAAGAGGCCTTGGATCGTATAGCAGCCGCACTGAACTCGCAGTTTCTTCGACTGGAGTAATTTACTTGTTGGGACAATGATATGTCCCTGCCTCAGAGCCATATAAATACTTCAATGACAAATCCAAAAAACATTGTGATATGGTGTCCGGCGCGCAGCGGCAGCACCAGTTTGATGCGTGGTGCCAGACTAGGGTTGAAAGAAATACATGGTCCCAGCACTGCCAGCCTTTGGGAGGCTACTGGTAGATATGGTATATTGGGACCCAAAGATGCGCACGGTACCGAAAAAAATTTCAATTTCGCGCCGTGGATTGATACTCCAGTGAGCTTGAATTATCATCCGTGGTTTATTAATAAACGCGGATCCCTGAGACGAAATAGGTTAGGAAAAACGGGAAATCCGCGCACCGAATTGCCCAGGCGCGCCCGGCTGATACGGGCAGGCAACTGGCAAAATTCGGTGATCTTTAAGAACATGCGTTGGTCCAACGATTCTGGCCGCAGTAGACTTGAATTGAATGAATTATTTGACACTGCTGTTTTAACATCCTCTGCGGAATTCCATCATATTGTACTATGGAGGAAAGATTTGTTTAAATGGATCTCTAGTACATTTGTGTTTTCCAGGACCCAACAAGCACACGGAACAGTTGAATGGGACGGGAAACTTTTTGGTGATCCTGCACATTTTACAGGAACTAAATATACTTCAGGCCATTACGAGGCATTGGAACAATTTATTATTTCTTCAAGTCGGTTGCCAAAAGAAAAAACGGTCATGATTGAAACAAACTCGATAAATGCCATTTCAGAACTGGTATGGCCCGACAGTACTAGATTGGCGTTACCAAATAATGCAACCTTATTAACTGGTAAAGTAAATTACGTTGATACTCGGACTGGGGCCGCCGTTACTCCAATTGATTTGATACATCCGCATGCTATCAAACTGTTTCGAGCATTTGAGGCAAAGTGTAACAAACATCTAGACTGGCAAAACCTAGACAAAAACCTAGGCTTTACTAGCCAATCAATTTGACTTTGTACGCGGTATCCTGTATACTTGCTGGATGTATCCTGACTTGCAATCGCAGATAGCCGACTATACGCTGAGCCTGTGGCATAGTCACAGTCGCACCAGGTCAGCACCTTCAAATTGGATTTCGGGCAATGCTGTGTGTTGCCATCACAACGGCGAAACAGCAGACACGCGGGGACGCGGTGGCATGATCCGCAATGCGGACGATGTAAACTATCACTGTTTCAATTGTGGATACAAAACCGGATACACAGCGGGTAGGCCACTCAGCTACAAGTTTCGAAAACTATTGTCGTGGATGGGCGCCAGCGATAACGATGTGCGCCGCATGGTCATTGATGCTATCCGTGTCAAGGACATAGTAGATCTAACTCGTCCCACCGTGGAAACACTGGTGGCTGAACCAGTGGTGTATACGCCAAGACCCTTGCCGCCCGAAGCACGTACACTACAAGAATGGATAGCCATGGGCTACGAGTTACCGGACGAGTTTACCACAGCACTGGAGTATGTGGCCGGCAGGAATGTGGACATTGATCGCTATGATTTTTTGTGGACTCCGCACCACGAACATAAATTAGCATACAGGATTGTGATACCATTTCGCTGGCAAGGCGAGACCATTGGCTATACATCACGTGCAGTGGTAGATGGTATCCGACCCAAGTTCTATACACAACATGAACCTGACTATGTGTTCAATGTGGATCGTCAACACCCAACAGCCAAGTTTGTATTGGTAGTAGAAGGACCATTTGATGCCATGAGCGTAGATGGTGTGGCAGTGTGCGGCAGTCAGTGCAGTGAACACCAAGCCGACATCATTGACAGCCTAGGCAGAGAAGTTATCGTGGTACCGGACTTTGACCAGCACGTCGACGCCAGCGGACGCACTAGATGGCCCGGAGCCAGCTTGATTGATCAAGCCCTAGAATATGGCTGGAGTGTGAGCTTTCCGGTGTGGGCAGAAACCTGCAAAGATGTCAACGAAGCTGTGGTACGCTATGGTAAATTATTTGTGTTAAAGACCATCTTGGATGGCGTTGAGCGCAGCAGATTAAAAATAGAATTGAGAAAGAAGAAATATGGCTAAAGAATACAACGCAGACATCCAGCACTTGTTCTTGGAGATGTTGTTGCATGACGCACAGAGTTATGTGCGAGTGCAGAATATCTACAACTCTGAAAACTTTGATCGCAATCTAAGACCAGCGGCAGCGTTCATCAAAGAGCACAGCAGCAAGTACAATGCATTGCCCACAACTGAACAGATCTTGGCAGTGACTGGGTTGAATCTCAAGCCATTGCCGGAACAGGCACAAGGGCACACTGACTGGTTCTTGGAAGAGTTTGAACAGTTTACACGTAGAAAAGAACTTGAACGTGCTATTCTCAAAGCAGCAGATCTGTTGGAAGAGGGCGACTTTGATCCAGTGGAGAAATTGATCAAAGATGCTGTACAGATCTCGCTGACCAAAGACATGGGCACAGACTATTTTGCTGATCCTGCAGGACGTATCAACCGGTACTTTAACAGTGGTGGACAAGTGAGCACAGGTTGGCCACAGCTGGACAGACTGCTGTATGGTGGCTTCAGTCGCGGCGAATTGAATATCTTTGCCGGCGGATCGGGATCAGGCAAGAGTCTTGTCATGATGAACATTGCACTGAGCTGGGTGCAGTCAGGCTTGAGTGGTGTGTATATCACGCTGGAATTGAGCGAGGAACTTACCAGCTTGCGTACAGATGCCATGTTGAGCAGCATGAGCACCAAGGATATACGCAAGGATATTGATACCACAGCACTCAAGGTGAAAATGGTGGGCAAGAAGTCGGGCAACTATCAAGTCAAGGGCATGCCAGCACAGAGCAACATCAATGACATACGTGCCTACTTGAAAGAATATCAGATACAGACTGGCAAGACTGTGGACTTTGTTATGATCGATTACTTGGACTTGCTGATGCCAGTGAGTGCCAAAGTGAGTCCCAATGACCTGTTTGTCAAAGACAAGTATGTATCGGAAGAACTGCGCAATCTAGCAAAAGAATTGCAGATGCTAATGGTTACTGCCAGTCAGTTGAATAGATCCGCAGTGGAAGAAATTGAATTTGATCACAGTCATATTTCAGGTGGTATCAGCAAGATCAACACAGCAGACAATGTGTTTGGTATCTTTACCAGCAGGGCCATGCGCGAACGTGGACGTTATCAGATACAATGAATGAAATCGCGTAGTTCAACTGGTGTTGGGCAGAAAATTGACTTGGAATACAATATTGAAACCATGCGTATCACAGATCCTGGACTGGATTCTGCAGATGCAGGTGCAACTCCGGCTAGCAGTATCATGGAGCAGATCAAGAGCAAGTCCACTGTGGGAACCACAGCGCCGTGGGAGCGAGCCACAGCTCGACCCGGTGTAGATCCACTTGATCCTGCTCCCAAAATCGCAGCCGGAGTGGAAAATAACAAACTTAAACAGATGCTGGCAGGATTGAAAAGTACAGCCAAATGATTTTACAATATCAATAAATACTTTTAATCGGAGCATATCTTGCAAAAAAGAACACGTAGTATTCTTGATGAATTGGACAACTTGTCGGCACGCCGCGATAAAGCATTGGTAATTGAAAGCCGTGCTGGGCATGTTATACAGGGTGCTATCAATTTCATCAATTATCTCAAAGAAAACTATGATGTTGAGACAGCGCAAGAACTTGAGCGTAGGCTACTCAGCAGTATAAAAAGCCAAGATGCCGCCAAATTCACTAGAGGCTTAAAGAAACACAATGAAACAAAATGAAATAATACAAGAAGGTGTGCTGGATTGGGTTAAGAGTAAATTTGCCCCTAACGATCCACGTGCCGAACAAGCAGCAGAAGCTGATAAACAGTTAAAAATGGCCCTTCCGGCCTGGCAAAAGTTTGAGACGTCACTAGTGGCCAGTAGAGGCATAACGCCAGAGCAAATGCCGGCCTATATTACTGATTGGGCTAGACGCCAATTTGGAAGCGAGACCGGCGGGCCATTAATGGCAATACCTGCATTCTCCGGCCCCAAAGTAGATGACGCATCAGCAACAGAATATATTAAAAAAGCTGTACACTATTACTTGACTCGTGGTGCCGGCGCCGCACCAGACGCACCAGCAGCATCTACATCGCCAACGACACCAGCTGGCCCGACTGCGCCAGCTGAGCCTGATGTTAAACACAATCCTTTGTTCATGGACCCTGCAATATTTAAAGCAGCATGGGACAAGTATATAACAACCAAAGGGCAACCATATCAATTAATGTCCGACATAGATATGTTGGCATTGCTTAAATCCATGTGGATGCGTACCGGTGGTACAAAATTAGCAGAAGCAACTGCTCGATACAAGCCCGGGGCCCAAGCGCGACAAGATGCTTTAAGAAATCGGGCACCTGCAGCACCTGCACCTACTGCACCTGCACCTGCAGCACCTACTGCACCGGCAGCACCTGCACCGGCAGCACCTACTGCACCGGCCGCACCTGCACCTGCACCTGCAGCACCAGCACCAGCAGCACCCACTGCACCAGCCGCGCCAGCACCAGCCGCGCCAGCACCAGCAGCACCTGCCCCAGGGTCGCCAACAGCTGGTTTTACTGACTGGAAAGATTTGCGTTCACAATTTGAAGCCTTCCAAGAGGCCGGTGGATCGATGACTGGCCTAACCAGAGGTGTTCTCAAGGACATTTTGCTGACTTACTACACTACCGTGGAAAGTCATCAGAAACGTTTGCTCAAGATGGCTCAGATTGTCAAAGAGTCCCGCAAGATACAAAAACAAATACTGAATGCCAAGAAAGCAAGAGCATGAAACTCTTTGAAATAAAGAACAAGCCTGCTCCATGGTTGCTGGTTGAAAGCAAGGAAGGCAAGAATGTTCATCTTGAACATCTTGAAGATCAAATTTTCAATCTAGGATATGCAGGTGCAGTACAAGCATTGGACTACTTGGACAATCTCAGGATCATGTTGAGTCCTGGCACTGGATCTCCTTCTGCTAAGGTAACTACCAAATGGGATGGCGCACCTGCCATCATCTGTGGCATTGATCCTGCCGATGGTAAATTCTTTATTGGCACCAAGAGCGTGTTTGCTCGGGATGCTAAACTGGTCAAGAGTGTAAAAGATGTTGATACCTTGTATGGAGCGCAACCTGGCCTAGCAGCCAAATTGCGTGTGGCCATACAGTGTTTGCCCAAGTTGGGAATTGGTAATGTACTACAAGGCGACATGATGTTCACTGCCGAAGATCTCGGCGAGGATGAAGTTGGTGGTGAACGCTGCTATGTGTTTACACCCAATACCATCAGCTATGCAGTACCAGTAGACATCCCCTTAGGCAAGCAAATACGCCAGGCCAAAATGGGAATCATATTCCATACTGCCTACGAAGGGGCCAGCCTGCCAGAAATGACTGCCAGTTTTGGTGCCTCAGTGGCCGGATTGAACAAGACCGCAGATGTTTGGTTTGATGATGCTACCTATAAAGACCTAACTGGCCGCGCCACACTAACCACACAAGAAAACACCGCACTACAGTCAGCGGTACTGCGAGCCCGGGGTACACTGGAAAAAATTCCAGAACAGAATTTCAATGTGATCATACAGAACGCTGAGTTCAGTGCATATATCAAGCCTTTTATCAACAACAATATCCGGGCCGGTGAACAAGTGGGCAACACCACACAGTTCCTGAAACGTTTTTATCTTGAATACGAAAAGAAACAAAACGCCGAAATTGCCAAGCTCAAAGGTGGAGCCGAAAGCAAAGCAGCACAAGCACGTATAGAAAAAATCAAAGCGCAAGAGCAGTTCATGGCCGACAACAGCAATACCTTACTGGGCATCATGGCCATGTACAAGAAGGTTATTGAATTAAAACTAGCTATATTGCGCAAACTAGAAACTGTAGAAAGCCTAGTGGGCACATTTATCAAGACTGACACTGGCTATCAAGTCATGAATCCTGAAGGATTTGTTGCAGTGGGACACGATGGTGGCGCTATCAAACTGATTGATAGACTAGAGTTTAGCCGTAAAAACTTCCAAGGCAAGCAGGACTGGAAACGAACACAAATTGCGGATCCGGCATAAATATTTACATGAGGCAAGAGCCCATATAAATCAGGAGAAATAAAATGGCAGTTTTTACAAGAGTAAATGGTACATCCCAAGCAGTTGTACACGTGGACATCGCAGATCGTCCATCACAGGCTAGTACTGGTATCATTATCAGTACTGGTATCGGCAAGCACCCAACCATGTTCAAAATTGATGCTAATACTAGAGTACTTAGCGATCAGCTGGGCACCGGCGGTGCAGTTGAAACAATCTTGCGTGTTATCGCTACCAACGCAGTGGTTATTGCATATCAAGTCGAAGGCGAGGGATCTGATGAAATGCGTGTCTTGTGCGAAGCCAGTTCGTGGAATGACGGCAGCACAGACTATGATCTACAATTGGCTATCCGTGCAATTGGTTCAACCGGTTACCCGGTAATCAGCTTGGCAACCGCAGTAGTAACCGAAGTTGGTTTGAAGTCGTAATCAGTAGACTACAAAAACAAAAAGGCAGTTTCGCGCTGCCTTTTTTCATGGCCGCTAAATATTGCATGCGAGATCAATTTCAAGGATTTACACTGGTTGATATCACTCCCACCGGAGTGTTGCACAATCACGCAGGCAATGACCATGCCAGGAATCAACAGCGCAATTGGGAAACCATAATACAGTTGATGGGACTCAGAGCGCAGCCGCATATCACCAAGCAGCCCACAGTAAAACTATATGATCTTGGTGATGGCCCATTTGGTGAAATGTACCGCGGCCAGCACTTGGTATGGACCTGGACCTTTAGATCCGAATATCCCGGCGCCTATGTCATTGACAATGATCCTTTGGCAGGGCTGTATCAAGACTTTGAAAACATACCTGTTATAACCATATTGGACGAAACTGCTAGATTTATATTACCAATTCTGCATCCATGGGGTGCGATCAAGAACATACATTTTAGGCGAGTTTAAGCAAATAGAATAAATAACTGATAACTGATGCAAAGTTATAATACAAAATTAATGCACATATCATGGCTCTACTCTGGCTCACTGAATCTCAGCATCATATAACCTTAAAGGAACAACATGTCTACGGATATAGAGAAACAGAGTTTGGAGGCACACGTGGAATTATGCGCAGAACGGTACAATAACTTGGACCGCAGACTAAACAGCCTAGATGATCGCATGGGGCGCATGGAAAACCTGATCCTTGAGGTCAAAGAAGCCATAGCAGAAACCCCGGGCAAAGCCAGCAATCTCATGCTGGGCGTCGGAACCACCGTGGCTGGCGCATTGATTGGTGGCCTAATTACTGCGCTAGTACACACCGCACGTTGATATGAAGATAGTCGAACTGCTGAACAATGTGTCTCTGCCCATTACAAATGAGGAGGCCGACCTGTTGCACCAGTTTGATCATGACACAGTTATCACCAGGGAAGAACTGGACCCTCGCCAACAACAAGTGGCTAATCAAATGGTAAACAAAGATGTTTTACTAAGACGGAATCAAGATGGCCAAATCAGCTACAGCAAAAAAATCAAAAATTAAATATCGTGCTAGCCAGCAGGAGCAGGATGAAATCGGCCGTGCTGTTGACCTAGCAGTACGACAAGTAAATCAATGGAAAATACA